GGTTTTTGAGTGCCTGTTGTTGGCACGGTGCTGGAGTTACCGAGGTATGAGGTATGAGCGCGTTGCGCTGTGTGTCTACGAGGGACCGAGCTTCGTTGAAGCAAAAAGAACCTCACCCGTATATACGGGGTGTTTCCTCGAGTGAGGTGGCGCTCTGGTTTATCGCTTGCTACTGGCATCTTTGCCCAGCTGGGTTTTTCGCTGGCCCGATCTGTGAGGAAGGAACCACTTGCCCCATGCGCTGCGTTTATCTGAGTCTGTCGCGCCTACATTCTCAAGGGCTGGGTTATGGCCCCCGAATGACCACAGTGTAACCGATCTCCAGTTTCGTGCAAGCTTTTTTTGAGTTGCATGTGATATACCAACCGGGTAGACTGATTGGGCAGTACGGAGACAACAACTACAGGAGAGTTTGAATGGCTTATGAGTTGCGGCCAGGGCAAGGCACTGCCTTTATGAACAAGGACAAGCGCGAGGAGTGGCATGCGGATTTCCGGGGGGAGATTCTGCTCCCGGACGGGACGCTGTGCTACATGGATGTGCGGCCGGGGAAGACCAAGGCTGGCGATGATTGGTACTCGGTCAAGATCGGCAAGCCCAAGATGCCCAAGCCGAGCGAGCATAGCCAGGCCAAGGCCAATGGCTACCAACCGGGGTCAATGGATGATCTGAAGGATGACATCCCTTGGTAAGGCCAAAGCAGGTACTGCCAAGCCTGGAAGGGTGGGGCGGTGTCCGGTCTGTGCATCAGAGACTCAAACGGTCCGAGACTCTGATCCAGAACCGGGAGGCGGTCAGCTACGCCCTACTCAGCATGGCGAATACCAAGCTGACGGACATCATGTCATGGGATGAGCAGGGCAATATCCAGGTCAAGCCATCCGATCAGATACCCGAACACGCCCTGCATGCCATCAAAAGCATCAAGGTCAACGAGCGCACCGACAAGAATGGGGAGGTGCAGCGAACGCTGGACATCGAACTGTTCGACAAGGTGGGCGTGTTGCGGCTGCTGGCCAAGGCATCCGGCCTGCTGGACAACAACAATGATGACGAAAAGCCGTCTGTCATTGGCATCCATGTCCAAGCGCCGGAAGTCATCGATGTAGAAAGCAACAATGGCTAAGACGGCAGACAAATCAGAGAAGTCAATCGGCGGCATGGGTCTGAATCTGGACTTCAGACGCTCTCCCAAGGTCTGGGAATTCCTGCAAAGCAACGCTTTTGTCCGCGGGATGATGGGGCCGGTTGGCTCTGGCAAGTCATACGCCTGCGCCGCCGAGGTAATGATGCGCGCCGTGCGCCAGAAGCCGTCCCCCATCGACGGAATTCGGTACAGCCGCTGGGCAATCGTGCGAAACAGCTACCCAATGCTGCGAACCACCACCCTCAAGACCTGGATTGACCTCTTCCCGGAGGCCACATTCGGTCCGATTCACTACACGCCGCCAATTACTCACCATATTCGCCTGCCAGCCAGGGGCGATGCGGCCGGAATTGACTGCGAAGTCATCTTCCTGGCCCTTGACCAGCCAAAAGATGTCCGAAAGCTGTTGTCTCTGGAGTTGACCGGGGCCTGGGTGAACGAGGCGCGCGAGTTGCCCAAGGCGGTGATCGATGGTCTGACCCACCGCGTTGGCCGCTACCCCACCAAACGGGACGGCGGCGCGACTTGGTCCGGCATCTGGATGGACACCAACCCGATGGATGACGATCACTGGTGGTTCAAGCTGGCCGAGACTGAAAAGCTGACAGGACCGTATGCGTGGAAGTTCTTCCGTCAGCCAGGCGGCGTGATCCCCGTCAGTTCCGATGATCTGCCCGAGATGCCAGAGGCCAATGACCACATCTACTCTGCCAGCAAGTGGTGGAAGGTCAATCCCAAGGCCGAGAATCTGAACAATCTGCCACCCGGATACTACTTGCAGATGCTGGGCGGAAAGAACCTGGATTGGATCAAGTGCTATGCCGGTGGCGAGTACACCTATGTCCAGGAAGGCCGACCTGTCTGGCCCGAATACGAGGATGGCAGCATGTCCGGAGATGTCGAGCCGGAGCAGGGAATCCCGATCCAGATCGGTCTTGACTTCGGTCTGACACCCGCGGCTACCGTGGGCCAGCGGCTACCAAATGGGCGCTGGATTGTCCTGCATGAGATCGTCACCTTCGACATGGGACTCGAGCGCTTCGGCCAACAACTGCTGGCTGAAATGAACCAGCGCTATCCGGGATTCGAACTGATGATCTGGGGCGATCCGGCTGGCATGGCGCGCGATGCCATCTACGAGGTGACCGCCTTTGACCACCTGCGAACCCTGGGGTTGAAGGCGCAGCCCACTGCCAGCAACGACTTCAAGGTGCGCCGGGAGGCCGCGGCCGCTCCCATGCAGCGACTGATCGGCGGCAAGCCTGGGCTGATCGTCAGCAAGACCTGCAAGCTGCTGCGAAAGGCGCTGTCAGGTGGCTATCACTTCAAGCGCATCGCGGTGGGTGCTGGGCAAGAACGGTTCAAGGATGCGCCGAACAAGAACGAGCACTCGCATATTGGCGATTCCTTTGGCTACCTGATGCTGGGCGGCGGCGAGTACAACCGGATGGTTCGCAAGCCCAGCTACAATACACCCGCCATTGGCAGCGCTGTTGCGAAAACGGACTTCGATGTCTTTGCTGCCAGTTGAACTGATCAACCGCGAGGCGGTATATCACCCCGGAGTTGTCTTCCTCCCGTTCCACATGGAACACTTGGACAAAATAAAGGCGGTGCAACCAGAGGTGCTGGCCCTGTCCAAGGCCGTCAATATGCGAACCATGATCAGGGCACAGGCCGAGATGGGCGTGGCAATCACGGCATTTCTGTACGGCACACCCGTGGCTATCTTCGGCTGCGTCCTGTGCTGGGAGGGCGTTGGAGAGATGTGGATGGTAATCGACGAGCGCGCCAGGACCGTGCCTGTTGCCCTGACAAAAAGCGCTTTGCGACTGTGTGATATCTTTGAGATATACCTGCACTTGCATCGATTGCAAATTACTGTTAGAAAGGATGACAGACGGGCTGTGCGTTGGGCGCAGAGGCTCGGTTTCAATACCGAGGGACTCATGCTCAAGTACGGGCCTGACCAATCGGATTTTTACTTGATGGCGAGGTAATCATGGGAAATACAGTTGCTTCACTATTTGGCGGTGGACAAAAGGATGATGGCGGCGCTCAAGCAATGATGGATCAGATTGCCGAGCAAAAGAAAGAAGCTGATCGTCTTCGCGCTCAAAATGAAGAAGAGCGCCGTGCGGAAGCTGAACGACTTGCTGCGCGGCGTAGTTCTCGACTGCGTGGCGGCTCTCGCATGTTGCTGTCTGAAGCGCGTCTGACTCCTGTGACAGGATTGCAGCAGACGCTTGGTTCCGGCGAAATTCAATCGTAGAGGTGATCATGGAAGCCAAAGACAAGATGCAGGCCAAGGTCAAGAAAGTCATGCGCGAGTACAAGGCTGGCAAGTTGAAGTCATCCAGCGGTGACAAAGTAACGAGCCAGAAGCAGGCCGTGGCGATTGCCATGTCCGAGGCTGGCATGGCGAAGAAAGGCAAGTAATGGCTACGCGCCCACTGATTGAGAGCAGCATGGAGGACGAAGAGGAATACTCTTGTCCGTTGGCTACCCGCGACATCATGGTCAATCTCAAGAACAGGAACTGGGCGTTTGAGAATGTCGGCTACGGCCCAGCGAATCCGCTGGACGAGAAGAACAACCAGGTGTTCTGGCTACGAAAGGCGGTGATCTGGAATACGAGCGAGGCTGAAGCCAAGGGCATGCGCTGCGGGAATTGTTCTGCATTCATTGTAACCAGCCAGATGATCGAATGCATCAAGCAGGGCATCGAAGCAAAAAATCCGGCAGAGGAATCCGGCTATGACGAAGATGTCATCGAGTCTGCTGGTCTTGGCTTCTGCGAGTTGTTTCACTTCAAGTGCGCTGACACACGCACCTGTGATGCGTGGCTAGTTGGTGGTCCTATCTCTGATGAGAAGGAAGATCACTGATGGCAATTCTGTATGTTGAGCGCGAATCGCAGCCGCAAAAGGCTCAGTTTGTCGCGCTGACACAGAAGGACAAAGACGGCAATCAAATGATTGCTGGGTCTGACAACGGGCTGATTATGGTTGACATCAACCATCAGCGCTTGCATGAAGGCCGCGCATTCATTGCATGGAACATTTATCCGGATTCAGCAAAGCTTGCTGCTGGGGCAAATGCTGATATTGTCTTGGCTGCTGGACCTGGAACAGTTCCGCATGTGACGATTGCGATGGAATCATCTGGTGATTGTGACTTCTTCGTTTATGAAGGCACAAGCACAACTGGTGGCACTGCCTTTACGCCGGTGCGCCGAAACAGAAGCATTGTCACCACCAGCAATGTTGCGATGGTAACTGATCCAACAGTGACATCACTTGGGACGCTGATCAACAGACAGTTCATCACTGGTGGCACAGGCAAGAAGTCAGCGGGTGGCTCATCAGGAAGTCTTGAGTATGTGCTGACACCGCTCACCAATTACCTGTTCCGGTTGACCAATGTCAATGGCACATCTCATACGGCGCTGCTTGAATTGGAGTGGTACGAATAATGGAAAAAAAGCAAATTTGGGACAAGGATAGGCCAAAGGATTTGGGCAAGCCGAAAGAGTTGACTCCGATGCAAAAGCGCTCTGCTATGCGAAGGGCGCAAAAGGCTGGGCGACCATACCCAAACTTGATTGACAACATCATGTCGGCGCAGGGGAAAAAGTGAGCAAGTACAAAGACCCAGAGGGTGGACTGACCGAGGCCGGAAGGCGCAAGTTTGAGCGCTCTGGTGAGAGCAAGAACCTTCAGCCTGGTGTCAAGGAGTCAAGCCCGACAGGACAGAAAGCAAGGCGCAAGGGGTCTTTCCTGACACGGTTCTACACCAACCCAAGTGGGCCGTTGGTGAACGACAAAGGAAAGCCGACAAGGTTGGCGCTGGCTGCAAATGCATGGGGTGAGCCAGTACCACGCACAAGAGATGCAGCGGCAAGGCTTGCTGCAAAGGGACGAAGCTTGCTACGCAAATACCAGAAAGAAAAGAGTTGATCATGGCTGAATCGAAACTATCGCCGGAAGACTTGCTCAAGCGGCATGACATCGCCATGCGGAAGAAGGACGATTTCCGCGATCTGTATGACGAGGCGTATGAGTTTGCCCTACCGCAGCGCAACCTGTATGACGGCTACTGGGAAGGCAAGGTTGGTGGCAGCAAGAAGATGGCGCGGGTGTTTGACTCGACGGCCATCAACTCGACGCAGCGCTTTGCCAACCGACTGCAATCTGGCATCTTCCCGCCGCAGCGCGCGTGGTGCAGGCTGGAGCCTGGTCCGGACATTCCCAATGACCGCCGCAGCGAAGCGCAAGCTGCTCTGGATGTCTACACCGAGAAGTTGTTTGCAACGCTCAAGCAATCGAACTTCGACATTGCAATGGGCGAGTTTCTGCTTGACCTTGCTGTTGGCACGGCAGTGATGATTGTGCAGCCTGGTGATGATGTCAATCCGATCAACTTCGTGCCAGTGCCGCAATACCTTGTGTCGTTTGAAGAGGGCGCGAACGGCCAGGTGGACAATGTCTACCGGCGCATGCGAATCAAGGGCGAGTCTATTCAGCAGCAATGGAAAGACGCGCAGATCGATCCTGAGTTGCAAAAGCGCATCAATGAAAAGCCGACTGATGATGTTGAACTGATCGAGGCCACGGTCTTCGATTACAAGTCAGGTAAGTATGGCTACCATGTCATCCACAAGGAAACCAAGACCGAGGTTGTCTATCGGGTGATGCCGTACAGTCCGTGGGTGGTGTCTCGCTACATGAAAGTGGCCGGTGAAATCTATGGCCGTGGACCGCTCATCACCGCACTGCCTGACATCAAGACGCTGAACAAGACGCTGGAGTTGCTGCTCAAGAATGCCAGCCTTGCAATATCCGGTGTCTACACGGCAGCGGATGACGGTGTGCTGAACCCGAACACGGTCAAGATCATCCCCGGCGCAATCATCCCGGTTGCCAGGAATGGCGGTCCGCAGGGCGAGGCGCTCAAGGCGTTGCCGCGCGCTGGTGACTTCAATGTCAGCCAGATCGTGATCAATGATCTGCGGATGTCGATCAAGCGAGTGCTGCTGGACGAGTCGCTGCCGCCTGACAACATGAGCGCCAGGTCTGCGACCGAGGTTGTCGAGCGCATGAAGGAACTGTCCCAGAACCTGGGAAGCGCCTTTGGCCGGTTGATCAACGAGACAATGATCCCGCTGGTTTCCAAAACGCTGGAGGTCATGGATGACCGCGGCTTGATTGATCTGCCGCTGAAGGTCAATGGCCTTGAGGTACGCATTTCTCCGGTGGCTCCGTTGGCAATGGCGCAGTCGATGGACGAGATCAACAAGGTGCTGCAATTCGCGCAGATCGCCCAGGGCGCTGGTCCGGAAGGCCAGATGTCGCTGAAGGTTGGCGAGATGCTCGACTATGTGGGCGAGAAGCTTGGCATTCCAGCGCGACTCAGAACCAGCCCAGCAGAGAGGGCGCAGCGCATGAATGACATGGCGCAGATGGCGCAACAGGCGGCGCAGGCCAATCCAGAGGCCGCGGCTGGTGCAGTGCAACAAGCAATGGGGGCGTAATGGACTACGGATACGGTGAGCGCGCTGATAAGACTCAGAAAGGCCGTGGCTATTTTGGCGAGATAAAGCGGCCAGACGGCTCCGTAATGACAGAAGTTTCAATTGGTGTCGGCATCAATGGAAAAGAAGTCGAGATACCATTGATCGTTCCTACGCTATCAAAAAAAGAAATTGAGTATTTGAAGAACGCTGACATCGAGTCAAAGAAATTTTTTGATGAAATGCCAAAAGGTTTGCTTGAAAAAGCTTATGACCATGCTGTGATGCGAATCAAGCAAGGACAATCTCCTTTTGCGTCAGATGAAGAAATGCAAGGTGCTGACTGATGGCAGGCTGGGATGATTTAGAGGCCGCAGCACCCAAGGACGCACGGACTGTTTCGGATGCCAGGGATGACCTGGACCGCCTGACCTTCCGTGTTTTCTCGAACGAG